ATGCATTAGCTTTTATTGGTGGTGCTGCAGAGCAATTCGCAGAAAACAAACAAGGGTTTAAAAAAGAACTACGTGACAATAAACGTAAACAGAAAGAATGGTTAAACACATATGGCAACAAAGCCCTTGATGAAACCAAGCAGCAGCAAGAGAGTGTAGAATTAGCCTTAGATGAGCTAGAAGCGCGAGGATTAAAGACGCCAGATGCACTTCAACTTTTGCAAAGGCATGGTGTAAATGCTGTACTTGAATTAAATAAAACCGTAAAAGATTATGAGTCGGCTAATAGCACAACGGTAGATGCAGACCTTATGAATAAAATATGGAAGGCTGCAGAAGATTTCACACCTACAAGTCAAAGCTTTGAAGAAGCTGTCTCTAAAGTCTTTGGTACAAATAAAGCAGGTTCTACAGCCCCTGTAATACAAGAGTCAGAAGAAAGAGGTTTCTTTGATAAAATTAAAGCCAACCTTAGTGGTGCCTATGAAGATGAAGAATATGATGACTTCTTAAATGATGCAAGCGAAGGTATGGGTGGATACACTATCAATGAACTAAGAGCAATGTCAGAGTCCTCACTTTCTATGGTGGGTTCTGATGGTGCTGCTGTGTTTGACAGGTCTGTTCTTAGGGGTGATGAACCTTCGGCTGGTGAAGTTAGACTTTGGAAAAACACTACAAATATCATCGTGCGAGAGGCACTTAAAAATCTTTCACCAGCAGACAGACAAGCAGTTGGAAAAAGAGAAAACTCTAATTTGGACTTAGTAGACCGTGACACAGATGATATATTCTTTGATTTAGCTGACCCTGATGGTGTTTATTTTGAAGCCTTTAGTGAAGCTACTAGAAAAGTACACGAACAAAATCCTTTCTCTAACAACAGGGCTGCTACAGGTGCATATGGCGGTCAAGATGCTCTAAATGCAATACTTAATCCACCAGAACCACCTACACCAGAAGAGTTAGCAGAACAACTTGAGCAAGACCTAATAGATAATAATCTAACAGAGGCTAGACCTGAAGATTTAGGTGAATCTACAGACGCACAAGTAGGTGAATACTTTAGGGACAATAATAAAGACTTTGTTATATCAAATGGAGAGTTAGTCGGGCGTCCAGAAGATGCACCCTTTGATGAATCTAAAGTTGTAGAATTGCCCCCAACAGAATTGCCCGTAGAAGAAGGTACATATAACACAGACGATCTAACTCTAAAAGCCCAACCTACTGTAGCACCTGAAGGCATCCCTGTACGTCCAGAGCCTAGATATGCAGGTGGTGAAAAAACCAGACCCCTACAAAAGCCTTTAAACAGAAGAGACCTAGATGATTGGGATGATCAATATGAAGATAAGTATAACCCTGATGCTACTTACAAGATAGTTAGACCTCAAGGCCCAAGACCTGAAGATACAAATAGCCGAGAGTATTATGAGTATGAGCTTTGGGATGCTACCTACGGAGATACCCATGATCCCCTTACAGGATACCCTCTAATAGAAGGCTTAGATAAGACCCTCATTCCTAACTCAGAGGTTGCTGACTAATGAGAGTTATTGACGCAAAGTTTATAAACCCCAGCCAACAAGAGCCTGACTTCATGACCTACACAGGTGGTGAGAAGGATACGTTTGGCATTAGTGATCTCACAGAGGATCACAACTACAACGTCATTGAAGCGCAGATGAAAGCTCGCTTTGGTATGTCTGAGAAGTCTCACGACAGGCAAGAAGTCGTAGATAAGTGGATTAATTACAACAGAAAGTTTAACGTAGGTAACACCCTTAGTGTACTAGGTGAAGCCAGCTACTTAAGCAAAGCTGACGATGAAGAGAAAGTAAAAGCTCTCAACTCGTACAAGCTCTTTGATAACATGAAGGGAGCCTTTAGTGGTGGTACAGCAGCAGAAAAGCTAGACAGTGTGTACGACTACGGTATGGCTTTAATTGTGGACCCTGTTAACTTGGTCAGCTTTGGTGTTGGTAAGTTAGCTACAGGCGGTGGATCAAAAGTAGCTGCAGGTGCGGCAAAAGAAGCCTTAGAGATATCAGCTAATCAGATACTACGTAAGGCAGGACAGACGGGTGCTAAACGATCTGCACTTAAGCCAGCCGTAAAAGCTGAGATAGGTAGAGCGCGTCAACGTGTACTTAGTAAGGCACTAAAAGGCGAGGCTGTAGAAGGCTTAGAGGAAGGCGTTGTAGAGGGTGCGCTTAAGAAGGCTGCAACTAAAGAGTTTAGATACGGCATAGGCACTGAGACTGTTAGTGCTATGGGTATTGATGCCATTCAGCAGAACATGGCGTACCGTGAGGTAGGCTTTCAAGATGAGTTCAGCTATCTAAACTCTGGCTTAATTGCTGGTGGGGGTTTCTTTGGCTATGGATTAGCTAAAGCGTTTGGTATGATGGACGGTACAGACCTACCCAAGTCTGTAGCGTTAGAGGCTTATGATGCTGCTGTAACGGCAGAGGCTGCAGCTAGAAAGATAGCAAGGCAAGAAGGTGAAGCCACCTACAAAGATGCTATGGCAAACCTAGCTAACGATGAAGAACTCCAACGCAAAACTATGGAGAGCCTAAAGAATAACACTGCTGCTGCACAAAGTTGGGCTGAAATGGTAGCCTCTGGTAAGCGTATAGCAGAAGAAACAGGTGACAGGTATGAAGGTAGTGGTGCAGAGGGTTTATCCGCTTTTATCTTTGGTAAGAAAGATTTGCCAGAAGGCCGAAACTTCAAAGGGCTTTTTGATATATTTAATGATGCGGGAATTGATCTGGCGTATGCAGATGATGTATGGCAGGGTACTACCCACTTTGTAACTAGCACAGTCAAAGCCCTACCACAAAATGTCAAGAATGAAGTAGATAGTCTGTACAAAAATACTGTACTTAAGTTAGACACAGTGTATGAAAGCAAGACAAACCTAGATGACGCTATGGACTTCATGGCAAGTGATTATAGTTCTATGGGTGCTAGGATGGGCGTCATGGGCGGCTTGGGAAGAGAAGTAGAAAAGATACGTAAAGTAAAGCAAGCCACAGGACAAACTAACCTTAAAGTCACAGGGGAGGAAATGCTAGATGGTATCATAGACCCTAGCACAGGAACAGCTAAGAACGTTGACAAAGTAGAGCGTAGCTTGATGGGACGCTCACAGGATAACCTTATACGTATTCTTGTAACTCATCCCGGTACTACTGCGCTTAACTTGTTAGGCTGGGTCAACGCCTCTGGTATGCAATCTCTGTCTGATGGGCTTAGGGGTGCGCTTTATGGTGGGGCTTCTGTAGCACAGTACATAACAGGCAACAAAGCCAATGCTGTTGAGTACGCTGAGAAGTCTAAGCTTATGCTAACCCTGCAAGGCGAAAAGATGAAAAACTTGCTTAACCCTTTTGCTACACAAGAGGAAGCACTTAACTTCTTATCGCTTAACCCTAAGATGCGTAAAGAACTATTCCGCTATGTATCTGGTGGCCTAGACAGTAAGGATGTTCTTAAAACGTTAGACTTAGAGTTTGATGATCTTGAAAAACCGGGCGTCTTTGAGAAAGTTATTGATACATTCCAAACAGTGTATGGCGTTAAGGCTGTAGATGTATTAACTAAGACACAAGAGTTTATGTACAACATAGACAAACAAATACGCATTAAGTACAACATGAGTTACCAAGACTTCATAGGTGCTAAGGATGCTCAAGGTCAACCCCTACACTGGGCTAAGATGCGCTCTGATGATTTCGTTGCAATACAAGCCACTGCTGTTGAGGACTCACTGCGTAGTGTGTTCTCTAAGTCCTTTGGCGGTGGTGACTTTAAGAGAGACCGTAACATTGTAGAAATGGCTGCTAAAGGTATAGAGGATGCACGTAAGTATCCTATCCTTGGTGCTATGATCCCGTTTGGTCAGTTCTTTAACAACACTATTGCCTTTATGACTGACTACTCAGGCATTAGTATAGTACACTCTTATTTTGCTAAGAACAACAGAGACCTTATGGAAATGTCTACTAAGGCTGCTGTAGGTTTGACTTCTATTACTGCCATGTCTGAATACGAAATGAAGAACATGGATGAAGGCTTGGCTTGGCATGAGGAACGTGACGATGATGGACAAGTAAGGTCACGCCTGTATGACTTCCCGTTTAGCTACTACAAAGGCATAGGACGTATTGTAGCGCACTTTAGACGTGACGGTGAAGTACCACCTGAGTTGTACGATGATATCGTAACTACGTTTGGTACAGCTAACCTTACACGTTCTTTGGGTGAGTCATCAGCCTCTGCGTTTGACTTTATGAAGGACGTTGCTTCTGGTAAATATCCTGATGCAGTAGAAGGCTTACAAAAAGCTATGGGTAATGTAGGTTCTATGTACCTGTCAGGGTACAGCAGACCGTTAGACCCTCTTAATCAAATTACAGCGTTTGCTATGGGTGACGCCTACAATGAAACAGATCGTAACATTGGTAGTAAGTTTATCAACAACTCCACACGTTACGTTGAGAGTATCTTTGACGGCTTTGACCAGCTTACAGGAATACCTACTGCTGCAGGTACTGCACTAGGATTAGACATGACAGAAACACCTGCTAAGGAAAGACCTTTGGAAGAAAGACCTAGAGGCGTAGCTATTGGGCGTATCTTTGGTTACAGGGACTCACCTGCACCACAGGCTATTGATAAGATGTTTGCCGATATAGGTAAGCCTAAGTGGAAGACAGATATTAAGTCTGCTGTGCCAGAGGCCAACAATACGCTTAACAGGGTTATAACTAAATACTTAGAAGCAGAAGCAGCTAAGGTTGTCTATGGTGATAAATGGAAGAACGCATCATTAGATCAAAAGATATCTGATCAAAAATTAGCAGTATCTAAGGCTAAGAAAAGAGCCTTAGCTGAGTTGTATAGATCAGGCAACCCTACAGATAAACGCCACCGTGAAATGTTTAAAATTAGTAGGCGAGGGTCAGGTGTCACTATGACTGACATGGAGGAAGCTTTAGAGGAGATTGGCATAGATAAGAAAGTAGAAGACTTATCATACGATCAGCTACGATTGCTAAGGCGTTTTCTAAAGATGGAGAAGCGAGACTTAAAACGCTCATCCAGAGAATCACTTAGAGGTTAATACGAAAAAAGGGGCGGTCACAACGACTGCCCCTCTTGCTTTGTTTCACGTGAAACATTTACTTTACGCCATGTAACTCCGAGCAGTACCTAGCCCATAAATAAACATCCCTAATGCTCTGCATAACGTGCTTACGCTCTGGGCAAGGCTCTATGTGCTTAACTATAAAAGTATCTAATCCCTCACATAGCTTTGTTAAGTCTTCCACAAAGATTTGCCTATTACCTTTGCTATAGTTTAGTGCTTCTTCTTCTAAGTTCACAGGGCTGCCTTTCTTGTGTGTGTCTTTATAGCAACACTGTAAAGCTTATCGTAAAGGTTGTCAAGATGTTTGTTGACCTCACTACTATCATCTAACTTTCTTCATCTATGTTAAACGGCATGGAGATACACAGGCTTACTGCCCTAGCACCATCGTCGGGTCTTGAATTATATAGGCGAAGCATATCAAACTCACGCCATTGCTGGCATGATTCTTCTGTCTTAAAAGCCATATTAGGCGAATGTACAATAAAACTATTATCTTTAGTTACAGGGGCAGTCAGTGTCATTACTACTACATATACCCAGATCATATTATTACTCCTTGAATAAAGCAGTTTATCCACTTGCTTAGGTGAGGGGTTTAAGTAATGTCTACCATTTCACAGACATCACCAGTACAGGCCATCGTTTGCATACCAGAGGTATTATCTTCTATTTCATAGTTGTCAAACAAAGTCCAATCTACTTTAGGCGGTGACTTGTCAAGCATTTCGTAGTACTCTTCTTTAGTACACTCTTGATAAGGTGCCTGTTGGTACGTATGCTCATTGAACGGAAGGAACGACACACCTGACATTTCATCAAAGTGTTTGTACACAAATGCTCCTACCTCAAACCACTCGTCAGGCTTAACGTTAATCGTAACGCTAGGCTTATGCTCACACCAATGACGCTGATACATCAACCACATTTCTAGCTGCTCTAGTGCTGTCATGTCAGCCGTACACACTGCACCCAAGGGTGACTGCATAGGGAAGCTAAACACAGTTGTAGCATCAGGCTTCATAACGTCAGGCTCACTAGGGATGCCTTGGTCACGCATAAATGCAGTCAATGGGTCTTTATTATCTCCACGCACAGTACGGATATAATAGGGACTATGACGAGCATGTATTCCAGAAGCCGAATCAACCAGTTGGGAAACTGTTCCACTGGGCTTAACGCAAGTAATAGCAGTGCTGTGAGGGATACCAAGACGGTCAGCCCACTCAGCGTTAGTAGAAACAGCCACATTTTTAAGATGCTCCAATGTTTCGGATAACCCTTTGTTCTCTAAGGTCATCAGTTTGTTATCCATTATCCCCGTAAGTGACACACCCAGCAATCTTTCTTCTGCTGTGTTGGTGTTCCACATCTTTCGCAAGTATGGGAAGTTTGTGTAGGTGGATTGTATTGTTCCAAGTACAGTTGCAAGACGGACTTTTCTTGTAAGGTCTTCCAAACTGTCCGTAGCCCTGATAACAACTTCTGTGAGATTACAGAATTGGTTAGGGCGTAAAATAATCTCCGAACACGGATTGGTTCCAAACTCATAAGGCCCATGTACTTTGTTAGTCTTTCTACGGCCATTCTTTTCTGCTTGTTTAATTGCTGCTTCTCTATTAAATATTCCTCGTTCTCCACTGCCACTCTCCATTAGGGCTGTCCACTCACGCATGAATGACATACTGTCAGGTTTCTCTGAATAAGATACTGAGTTGTTAGCCAAGGCTCTGTGTGCTGCATTCTCCCACCAGTTACCTGACTTGGCATGGCGCATACGATCATCAGATAGATTAGATAAACTAATCATAGCACTACGGCGTACACCACCGACCACTACTACCTCACCAATCTTACACATAAGATCGTGACACTCTAGGCTGGACAGTTTGCGTCCCTGTGCCTGTCGGAATGTAGTAACAGCAAAGTTAAACAAATCAACCAAAGGAGCAGGACCACTAGCCCGACCACCAAACGTTTTAAGCCTTGCCCCTGCAGGGCGAACTCTGCTAATATCCCACTTAGGAATTTCACCAGCCCACAGGAGTGCCAACACTTGTCTGAGACCTTTAGCCCATCCTTCCTTGCTGTCCTTGATGACAACAGTCGTATCGCTTTGGAAAAGAGTAGGAACATCAGAGAGTTTAGCGATGAACTGACGCTCAACACTGAAACCAACCCCCGTACCGCAAAGCAAGATGAACATAGCCTCATCGAAAGACTTAGGATCATCTACGGGTAGGTAGCTACAATTGTACATACAGGTGTTGTCACGCTCTGCCGCTTTTCCTGCAGTCATAAGTGACCTCATGCTAGGCATAACCTCAAGGCTAAGAATAGCACTACGCATTTCATCTAGGTCAACAGGCTTGAGCCATGTCTTAGCGATGTTCTGTAGGTAACGCTCTACAGTTTCACCCCATGTTTCACGGCGTCCTTCTCCTTCAATCCAACGTGCATAGCGGCTGGTTGCAATGAAGGTCTGGTAGTCACTGGGTAGGTAATTGTTATTCATACTTTATTTCCTTATACTAAGTCAGACAGGTCAGGCTTCCAGTAGCTTGAACCCTTTAACACTTTGCCGTCAGGCCGCTTGATTGGTTTACCTTGTGGCCCTAGCTTAGACATATTAGATGCGTGTACTCTGCGTACAGCTTCATCTAAGTCCCATCCGTAGGTAGCTGCATAGCCATACGTAACGTACACTAAGTCAGCTAACTCTTTGAGTAACTCTAGTGGGCCATCTGCGTCACGTACTTCACTATACTCCTCTTTGAGTAGCAGCCAGCGTAACCCTTCTAGCTTTCTACTGTAGCCATACTTTTCATCAAGAGGGTGATCCATAGCTACTGCAAACTCTTTTACCATATCTAGTGGACTACGAGTGTGATCTGTAGCAGCCTCTCTGTCGTACTCAGCGAAATCGTCTATCTCTTGCTGTGTAATCATCCCTGATCCTTTACGTTTATGTTAGATATTTCTACATCATCTATATCATAGATAATACGAGTCATCAAGTCTTTTATATCTTCTTCATAGTACATAGGGTGAGAAGATAGGATGTTGTTTGACTTGTCAACTTGTAAGACAAAGGTAACACTAAACTTCTCAGTCTTCATTACGCTCAACCTCCTGTATCAATCTATCTAAGTACCACCTAGCTTTCTTCAAGTCCTCTACGCCATTCTTGTAAGGCCACCTCCACATATACTTGAATGAGTTCTGCCAACAGTATGCCTCATGGGGTGATACATCTGCACCCTCTGACATAGCCTTCATAGCATCTATACACTCAATGTTAGCTGTGTTGTAGTGGGGTGGCTTATCTACCATGTCTACCTCAAAGGGCATGATTGTTTCTTTCCATTTAGCCATACTAGCAGTTGCCCTTAGTTTTGGTGAAAGCACTGAGTGTAAGTACATTACCCTCTGCTGTATAGGAAGATTGTGGTGTATCGTCCATAGGCACTTGGTTCTCTTCTAGTAGACGCTCTATCTTCTCTTCTAGTGCAAGCTTTAGACCTTCATAGATTTCATCATCGTCATCATTAAGCAACTCAAACAAACCAATCATAGCTAGACCTACACCCATAGCATCTGTTAATTGATCGTCAGTCAATTCGTGATCGTCACTCTTGCAGATACAAGTAGCGATCTGTCCATTACCCATAGGCTTGATTAGTATTGCAATCTCATCATCGTCTAGTGTGTATGGCATCAAGTCTTCCTTTTTGTTTTAAGTGGTATCTTAGTCTGTGTAACATACTTTCCCGGCTCTGTCAACCACCCTTGAGGTATTAGTCTGTGTGAGTACAAGAAGTCATTTTTTTCACACCAATCACAGTATCTACTCTTAGCACCCTTGTAGAGTTTAGCTTTAGCGTTACTGAATACAAAGCGTATGTCTAACTCAGGGTGCTGCCTTCTTACTTCCACATGCTTGCGCCTGTCTTCACTGTCAAAGATACCCTTGGTCTCAATAAAGATACCGTTGTCCAACTGAAAGTCAGGCGTGTAAGTACGATAACGTAAGTCCTCCCACTCTATTTTAAGTAGCTCATACCTTACCTTTTTTTGGCACTCAGACAAAACAAGAGCAGTCTGTTTTTCAAGACCGCTCCTGTACTTGGCTTTAAGGTGTAGCCTCTTAGGTTTAGGCATCTTCTTCTGGGATAGTCTCGTCTTCTAGTGCCTGTTTAAGCTTGTCTACTAAAAGCACCCCCATGTTAGACACACTAGCTAATTGAAACTCTAGCTGTCGCTTCATTGTTGCGCTATATTGTATCTCTGCTAACAAAGCAATCTGTGTTTCGTTAAAGTCTTCTGAGTCGTATTCAATATCGTTTAGTGTCACTTTAGCCATTTGCATTTTCCTCTTTCAGTTTAGTGTAATGTACCATAGGTGCTGTTAGTTTGCCTTGATAGACTCTTGATGGCAACTCTTGATAGTCAGGCCGACAAGCTTTCTTGAATGAGCAGAAGCTACACTCTTTGCATAGCGTTCTGTTACCTGATTCTTTCTTGCGATAGGTCTCAGGTATATCTGTGTACTGACGCTCAAGTGGCTCATCGTTCTCTAGGTAGTCATACGTTTCACGCATCTTATCTAATACTTCTTCAACGTCTACGTGCTTGGCTGAAACGTACTTGTGATGACCATTAGCTTTGTTTACTACCCACCAGCCACCAACCTTCTTACCTGCTGCTGTAGCGTAGCCTACAAGCTGTGCTACGTAGCCAAAAGGATCACTAGCCTGTA